CGCAAGCTGCAGGTGTTGACGTATATGTCAGCATCCAAGGCGTAGCAAAAACATTCACTTCTGGTTTAAATCAGTTTTTTGATAATGTTTACAACTTGCTTTGGTTTGTTGGTGCTTTGAAAGTCGTATCATTTAATGTGCTAGCACAATCATCAACCAAGATCGCGCAAACCGAAGATGGAATTGGAAGCATAAAATCTTCACTTCGTAACGTATGCGAAACAGGAATAGGAAATAATTACATCGCACCTGGGACATGGACATCACCAACAACTTTTGGCGTTCAAGCTGATTTCTTTGATAATATCACGCAGCGTGGTTATTATATCTACAGTTTACCAGTAGGATTACAATCGCCGGCAGATCGTGAAGATCGAAAAGCACCGTTAATTCAAATTGCGGTCAAACAAGCGGGTGCGGTACATAGCGCGTCTATCATTGTAAACATAAACGAGTAAGGAGCATAATATGAAAACAAGTTTAACAGGAAGTGATACCGTTGTAATAAACGATAGAAACTTTGCTGATTTTGCGGAAGGTGATGTTGCTACATTAGATTTTGAAAACAATATCGCAGAACTAAAAACAGGAAAAAACGGTAATACAATTTATGCAATTAATGAAACGGGTAGACAATGTACGGTTGTTTTACGTATATTGCGCGGTTCGTCCGATGATAAATATTTAAACAACTTACTGGAACAGCAAAGCGCAAATTTTTCCGGTACTGTTTTAATGTTTGGCGAGTTTGTAAAACGTGTAGGTGATGGTTTAGGTAACGTATTGCAAGATACCTATATTTTATCGGGTGGAATTTTAACTACACGCGTTGGAGCAAAGTCTAATGTTGAAGGTGATACAGAGCAAAGCGTTTCTGTCTACAACATGAAATTTTCTAACGCACCAAGGGCTTTGACATAACATGAAAGAAACAAAACTAGATTCAGGTGCAGAGTTAAAAATAACAATGGCGTCTTTTTCCGAGGGTCATGCGTTGTTTAAAGCTTTTGCAAAAGTTTTAGAAGAAGCTAATTTGGACGGCAACGCGGATTTATTTAATGCTATGTCATTGAAGAATTTGTTTTGTCGCCTAGCATGGTCCAAAGATGTTGAAGATTGTTTATGGGCTTGCATGAAACGTGCGACATACAACAAAATCAAAATCGACAAAGAACTTTTTGAAGATGAAAAAATTCGTGAAGATTTTATTGTAGTATGTTCGGAAGTAGGTGCATATAATTTGCACCCTTTTACGAAAAGCCTTTATGCAAAGTATCTGCCAGGGTTGGAAGCAATGAAAGCTACCCAAGAGTAGAAATTGAAGAAGATGATTTAATCGTTTTTTTTAAATTGGTAAAGGCTGGTTTTGGAAACTTGGAGGATGTGAAGAAAATGAGTAGCCGAGAAGTATTACAAGCCTTGTCTTACGAAACTTTCATATCTGATTTTCAATCATCTTATCTGGAGATTAATAAAGCGTGAAAATTGCAGATTTATTTGTAAATATTGGCATTGGCGGTGCGGAAAAAAGCGTTCGCAGTTTATCCAATGTTGATAAAAGTATGGGGAATATCGCCAGTACTTCACTTGAAGCCAAAGCAGCTATTATCGGTATGGTTTATGCGTTGCAAAGACTTTCTGCATCATCTAACGCGCAAGGGACGGCTCTAAATAATTTCGCATTAACTACGGGCATGAGTACAAAACGTCTGCAACAATTTCAACATGCGGGCAGGCAATACGCAGCTACTAACGATGAGATGACAAATTCACTTGTTGGTTTGCAAAAGAAAATGACTGATATAGCAATCGGAGGAGGTACTCCAAAAGGAATGCCTTTTCTTGCGCAACACGTAGGATTGCCAAAAGATATTGAAAACACCGAAGAAATGTTTTTTAAATTGCAGGAGTTTGCGACTAAATTTAAAAATGACCCATCGAAAGCAACTTGGGTTCTTGATTCTTTCGGTATAGGTAAAAACCTTCAAGCGGGTATGTTCGATGGTGGTTTTAACGAAAAAGTTTTTTCACAGGCAAATGCATATTCAACAGGCCAAATAAAATCATTAAATGAAATGAGAAAACAATGGACAAATTTATTTGAAGACATTGAACATCGCATGGGACAAATGAATATAAAATGGATGAGCAAAATGCTCCCAGACATTCAAAAATTAGTAACAGAAGTTTTTAAAATGGTTGATGCTTTTTCAGCATTGGCAGAAAAGCTTGAGATTATAAAAGCAATCGGTATGGTTTTCGAAGGGTGGGGTTTAATATTTAAAGGCATAACGTATGCTGTTTCAGGTGAAATTGGTAACAATTTGGGGACAGCTCTTGGTGAAGCTAAATTAAATTCTAGTATGGGAAATGGAACATTACTTGATAATTTAGGGTTAAAAGATTACTTGCCCAAAGATTGGAAAACTTCTAATAAATCTAACCAAAACAACGTTACAAATAACAATAATTTCTATGGAAACATTGATCCTGTAAGAGCTGGAAAATCAATTGGAAATGAAACTACAAGTGCCATTGTCAATATCCCACAGGAGGTAAATTGATTAATTTAGCGACATTATCGAGCGTAGCTACAACGGCCAAAAGTTTATCGAATCTTATATTGATCACACCTAATAAGCCGGTGGGGTACCTACCGCAACCAACGGCAAATGAAATAGCCAATAAGGGTAAAAAAATAAAAGATAAAGACGGAATAGAACGTGTATTGGAAAATCCAGAAGCGTTTTTTTTCAATTATGAAGGTGAACAGAAAATAAGTTTAAATAGCCAGATTACAGATCATTATGTTGAAGACAATACAGCTATCGCAGATCAAATTGCACTTGCACCCGAAAAAATAACAACCAATGGTTTTATATCTGAATTGAATGATATAGTACCCGATTCTTTGCTACCTTTAAATTTGATACGAGAAAAACTTGTTTTGGTTGGAGAGTATACACCCGAACTATCCCGTACCGCACAGGACGCATATAATCGTGCAAAATATTTATATGATAACGCTTTGACTATTTCTAACAATGCCGTTCAAACGTGGGAATCATTGACAAATGTTGCGCAAAACAAAATAACGCAGACGAAACAACAGATAGCATTTCAAAAGTTTTATGGTTATTGGCAGGCGCGACGGTTGTTTACAATACAAACGCCTTGGGCTATTTTTAACAATATGGCAATAGAGTCTTTGAATTCTGTACAAGGCGCGGATACAGAAGTTGTTTCAAATTTTGAAGTTACATTTAAAAAATTAAGATTTTCAAATACGGTGCTTGTAATAAATTCAAGTGGCCCTCTTGGTGATTTTCAAAGCGATAGAACAAATACGGCTGGGGCTACTTCTGTAAGTTCAGGAACTACGGTACCAAAAACAAGTCCAACATCTTTTCCGTACGGGGTAGCATAATGCTTAGGATTGAAAACATAACTACAGACCCGTTACAAGAACGCGATATTGTATTGCCCGATTCATCAATAATAACTCTCACATTGTATTATATACCTATGCAATACGGATGGTTTATTCGAAGCCTTGTATATAAAGGGGTTACGATAAACGGCGCTAGGATAACAAACAACCCTAATTTTTTACGACAGTTTAAAAACCAAATACCTTTTGGTATGGCATGTTTTACCGAAGAAGAAAGGGAACCAACTTTGATAGAAGATTTTTCTTCCGAATCTTCGAAACTTTATATTTTAACAGAAGCAGAAGTTGATCAATACGAGAACTTTCTAAATGAATAAAATAGGTAGAAATTATAAATTAATTTACATAAGCAACTATAAAATACCTGGTATTCCTGATCTTAATCCGAAAGAAAAGGAAAGTACTGTAATTGTAGAGCCTCCTTTTTCAATCGATTTCAATATAACTAGAAACAATTTTTCATCTAGTAATTTGGGAAGTGTAAGAATTTTCAATCTTTCAAAAGATCGTAGAAATTTAATGCGCAAGGATTGGCAGAATTTTACTGTAAACGATCGATTGATTTTAAAAGCTGGTTATGGTGACAACTTGATCGAAATTTTGAATATGACTGTTTCGAAAGCTTTTTCTATCCGCGAGGGTGTTGATTTTATAACGCAGATTGATTGTATTGACGGTGGTTTTGCTTATTTAAACGCGCGGAACGAAGAAACCCAACCTTCTGGGACGCAAATTATAAAAGTAATAGAAGATAATGTCAAAAAATTAGGTCAATATGGTGTCGGTCGTGGCGTAATAAGTGATTTTCAGGGCACAATAAAGCGAGGAAATTCTAGTGTAGGCAATCCCATGAACGCAATTACGAATGTTACGGGTGGAGCGGGTTTTATAGATAACAGCAAAATAAACATATTAAAAAAAGGAGAAGCTATTGCGGGAAGTGTTTTGAAAGTCAATGCTGGCACGGGTTTGCTTAACACACCTATTCGTCAAGATGTTTATGTTGAATTTGAGTTGATTTTTGAGCCGCAAATTTCCATTGGAAGGTTGATTGAGTTAGAATCAAGTACCGGAGATGTAGATAGTAGTGGGCAATATGCTGTAACTTATTTAAGCCATAGGGGCATGATATCAGAATCCGTGGGTGGGTCGGTAACAACTACCGTAGGATGTTTATCTGGTTCATTCAACCAAGTTAGGACTAATTAATGGAAAACATGCATTCGCCAAATAGCAATCCACAGTTGAAGGATTTGCTTGATGCTTGGAAAAAAAACGTATTTATTGATATGAATTGCCACGCTTTGGGCACGATAGAAAGTTTTGATCCTGACAATCAAACGGCTTCTATTTCTATAAATTATTTAAAATCTTACGTTATCAATGGGGAAAGTGTACCAAAAAAATATCCTTTGTTGTTAGATTGTCCGATAATAATGATGTCAGGCGGGGGTGCAACGCTAACTTTTCCCGTAAAAAAAGGCGATACATGTTTGGTTCTTTTTAACGATAGAAATATTGATAATTGGTTTGTCGGTGGGCAAGTGACAGAATTAGATAACAATAGAGCTCACTCGTTATCAGACGGCATTGCTTTGATAGGATTGAGATCAGTAAAAAACAAGGTTGAAGATTACGACGAAAACCGAGCTGTATTGCGCAAGGGTGATTTTGCGATGGGTGTTGGCGATAAAGTTTTGATTACTAAAAATTACCCTACGGCCACAGAAACATTGAATACGTCTTTGCAGGATTTAATTAATGCAATAAGCACATTATCTTTAAAAGTAAATAGTATGCCAGGCGGTACAAATACAGTTTCTGCGCAAGTTCTGGCGATAGGTCTTGATATAGGAGATTTACTAGAATGATTACACGCGCAGTTGATGGAAATAATGATTGGCTTTTCGGCCGGTCAAAACAAGATTACAAGGTGGGTCGTGACGCAGTTGCTCAAAATATAAAGACGCGCTTGCAAAGTTTTTTAGGTGATTGTTTTTTTTCTTTGGAAGATGGTATTGATTGGTTCAATCTTTTAGGCAGTAAACAAACTTTGATTTTATCACTTAATATCCAAGCTGTTATATTGAATACGCCGGAAGTAGTAAAACTTACACAAATTGATTTTACTTTAAACGCTTCAAGGAATTTACTACTAACATACGAAGTATTGACCATATATGGTGTTCTTACACAAGAAGATTTTATTGAAGTCCAAACTTATATTGATGATCCAAATGAAAATCTAATACTTCAAGATGGGGATAATCTTTTGCAGCAAGATGACGGACTTTTACTTTTACAGGGGGGCTTATAAATGCCAAATATTTTAGATGCGAACGGCTTACAAACAAAAACACAAGCTGAACTGATTATATATTTTACCGAAGCTTATCAAGCAATATATGGACCTGATATAAATTTATCGCAAGATACGCCTGATGGCCAGATGATGATGATTTTCATACAGGCAACACTAGATACTCAAGATTTACTTGAACAGGTATATAATTCATTTTCTCCACAAACAGCAATAGGCGTATCTCTTGATCAACGTGTTGCGATAAATGGTATCCAGCGTCAAGCTGGAACTTATACAATAACAAATGTTACTATTGTAATTGATAGGGCTTTGAATTTATATGGCCTTGATCAAAATGTTGAAGATGTTTACACGGTAAAAGATAGCGTTGGGAACCAATGGCAACTACAAACAACACAAACAGAAGCCGTTGAGGGTTCTTACGTTTATAGTTTTCAAGCAGAAAATCCTGGGGAAGTATTTACCACGCCAAACACAATTACAATTCCGGTAACAATTGTACTGGGTGTTGATAGTGTGAATAATCCTACCGCATATAATTTTTTAGGCATAGACGAAGAAAGCGATATTGATTTGCGTATACGTCAACAAAGATCTGTATCGTTAGCATCGCAAGGATATCTATCTAGTTTGCTTGCGTCTTTATTAAATATAAGTGGAGTATCATATGCAAAAGTTTATGAAAACGTGACGGGCGCAACAGATTCCGATGGTATCCCAGGTCATAGTATATGGGTTATTGTTGCGGGCACTGCAACCGATGAAGAAATTGCAAACGCAATTTACAGTAAAAGGAACGCTGGGGCGGGCATGAAAGGAACTGAAACATATGATGTTACGCAAATTGATGGTTCTATATTTACAGTTAAATGGGATGACGTTGAAACTGTAGATTTATTTATTGAATTTAATGCAACTTCGATTGATGGAATCAATGCGCCTCAGATAGCCGTTATTATAGATTACTTGGTTGCAAACCTATTACCTGATGTTTACGAAACGATGAATATCAACGACCTTGCAACCCTTGTACAGGTAGCTGACCCAAATACATTGGTAACAGGGGCAGGATTTTCGGTTGCGGCACTAGGCCCCTTTACTGACACCTTACAGCCAACAACAAAAAAACAACAATTCATCATTGATGGTGGGGATATAGATATAACAGTGCTATGAGCGTAGAATCATTAAAACAATATTACTCGAATCTTTTGATTTTGCAGTACATCGGCAAGCCTAAAGCTAGGGAAACAATTAAGCTTATCGCGGGCGGTGCTGTAATGGACGAGCTTCCAAGTCAAATACAAGATGCTTTTGACATTGATACAGCGGTTGGCGAGCAACTTGATTTCATAGGTGAATATATTGGACTTTCGCGCGAAGGTTTTGATTTCTCCGGCCCTGTTACTTTGACTGATACGAATTATCGGTTAGCTTTGCAGCTAAAAACAATTCAAAATACGAGTGGATCGTCTTTGGCAGACATCCAAAATTCCTTAGCGGTTTTTTTTACCGATCAAATTTTCATTTTTGATTATTTAGACATGCGCTTAGGATATTTTATTGATACAACTGTCGGTGATTCAACGCTGATAGAGTTTTTCGTTACAGGAGACTTGCTCCCAAGGCCAATGGGAGTGCAGCTTTCCTCGATCATATATGTTCCAGACCTTGATGGTTTTTATGGGTATAGAGATTATGATACAGACACGCAAAACAATTCACCGTTAAATTCATATGCTGATTATGAGATGGATAGACCATACTTGTCGTACAATGACGCGGTAACTTTATA